TCAACATAAGAACCAAAAAAACCACTACTCATATAGTGGTCATTCCCGTCCTCATTGTTAGGAGGAACGGGACTGACGGCACTTGGAGATAGTGGTTCTGTGTCCTCAATAGAGAACCCAAATAACTTAGACATTATTATAAACTAACTTAAGTCTGATCTATTTATGGATCAGTCAGCAGTGTTATCTGGGGACCAGTATTGGACTTGGAATTCAACTGTGAATTCTTCAATGGTGTCAGATGTGTCGTAAGACAGGTCAATAGCAGCAATGTTCGTTGGGAATAATCCGTAGAACTTGTACTTCTTAGCAGTTTCAAGACCCTCACCACTTCTAGCATCAGTAGCAGAAGCGAGTCTCTTGAACTGCTTGACCACAGCATCAACCTGATAATCTGCTGGGTTGAGCAGACCAGATCCATCAGCATATTGTGCAATCTCTTGCATCCAACGCTCCATTGCAGTACGGATAACGAAGTCGTTATCGTTGATGACTGTAACGGTCCAGGTATCAAAGGTTCTGTCACCAGCAACCTTGAAGATTCTTCCTCTGAACGGAACATCAATTGATGCTACGTTTGATGCAGGCAACTGAGCTGCCTTACAGAGAACAGAAAAACTATCTGAATCGTATCCAGTATCACCTGATCCAGGGAAAGACGTTAAGTCTACCTGGAATAGATTGGGGCGAGCACCGCCCCCAATCAGAGTAGATTTGATTTTCTCGATAGAGTGTGGCATTTGTTAATCCTCCTTTTGTTATTTAGATAATGCTATCAAACTCTGCCAACTACTTCTTCAAAGCTAACACCAGTGCGGGTAGCAACGAAGGTAAGTGTTACGTAGTTAATCGACTTAGCAGGCTTCAGGAAGATGTCTGCCCTAAACTCATTGTTATCGATGATGTCAGGAGTGTTGTTCGTGCTATCACAAACAACCATGTATCCAAAGAGTCCTCTCTTCGCTTGGATGTCACGGAGATAAGGTTCAACGATGTTCTTGAAGTTAGCTCTGGTTAACTCATCGTTGAGTTCAAAGAGTTGAGCTTGTGCTGCTCTTTCCAGTGCTTGTTCAATGGTAAGGAACAAACGACGGACGTTGATTCTGTCGAATGCAGAAGCATATCCGAGTGCGGTCTTATCACCGAAGAGGAGTGTTCCAATGCCAGGTGTGGTGACGAAGGAGTTGATTCTTGCAGGATAGAGACGATCTCTTTGTGCTTTATTGGGGTTATATGCCAGTTTAACGGCATTGTTGATAACACCACGTTGCTGTCCAGCAGGTGAGAACCAAGGATATGCAACAACTGATGTGCGAGTCATGAGACCAGCAACGTCAGCATTCGTTGGGATATAACGGAACTCATTATTGAATCTGTCATACTGGTACTTGTATCCACTATCAAATGTCGCATAAGACGAGGAGGAGAGTGAACTGAAGTAGTTGATCAGATTTTCTGTCTGGGTGTTGGTATTAGTGATGTTAACCACGTTTCCTCTGTGGGCACCAATGGTTGCCATGCAGTCCTTTCTATCGTTAGCAACAGAAATCAGATAATTTGCTTTTGCTTGCGATTCTGCTTCAGTTGCACAACCAGGACCCATGATCAGATAATCAACTTCAATTTCATCTTTGTTAGAGAAGAGTCCGTATGAAGTGATCAGGTTGGAAAGTTCTGCCTTCATTCCACCAGATGAGGAGTAATCAACTCCACCACCGAAGGTGTAAGTTACAGCACCGAGACCAGCAAATGTAACATCCTGAGCAGGTTGTCCCCAAAGTCCATCTGCGGTTGTGACTTGAGTGAAATCAGTCGAGAACCCAGTTGCTCTTGGAGTAGTACCAAATTCTGCATCATGTTGCTGGGAAGGATTATAACCAGCATAGATGTTGTCTGAGAAGTCTGCAAGATAATCTTTGTAGAAGATTCTCTGAGGTGCATTTACATTAGAGATTGCATCTCCTGCCTTGGACAGGTTGACGTGCTTCTCAAGAATGTTGCCCTTAATTCCAGTAACAGATCCTGCGTCATCTACAACGACAACGTGAATACCATCGTTCTTACCGTTTCTGTCGGTTACATAAACGTTGGAAACAGGTCTTGGTGCAATTGCTTTCCAGAAAGTAGTTGCGTTGGTCAGACCCAGAGTTTGTTGCTCATACCAGTCAATTGCACTTGTTGGAGTATAAGTTGCACTCAGACTTCCTGTGCTATTAACACCAGCATTGGTGACAAAGTGAAGAACTTTAGCTGTTCCGAATGCTCTTGTGGTAGAACCTTCTTGATAGGTGATCTTAGTTTCGGTAGATCCACCACCAACGGTTTCAACACGAGAAACAACCTTAATATCAACTGTGCTACTGCCACCAGTTACATCAGTTGACATTCCAACAACGATACCTTTCAGGAATCCAGTAAATCCACTAGTAGATCCAGCTCCAGGAATAACTGCGTTATCGAGTGATGCGGTTACACCAAATCCGATTGTTGCACCAGCATCAGCAAGACCAGTTGTTGCAATACCAACTCTTTGATCAGCAAAGTCGTCGATCGTGCAAATCTTCAGTCCGTTGCCCCAGGTTCCAGGGTTCTTAGCAGCATATGTAAAGCTAGTGTCTGAAGTATGGAAACCAACGTAATCATCGTAGTTGGTAATCTTCAGTGAAGTTGTTGAACCAATTCCAACACCTGCGTTAGCATTGTTCAAGTTGGTGTCGTCTGTTCTAACAACCTTCAGAACTCCTCCATAAGAAAGGAAGGATGATGCACTCATCCAGTATTCGTATTGTGAGTCAGTTGACAGAGGCTTACCAAAGGTATTGATAAGTTCTTGTTCTGTAGAAATGTCAATTGGATCGTCAATTGGTCCGATCTTGAATGGTCCAGCGATCGCACCAATATTGTCTAGTACATTATCAGCTCTTCCTACTGTTAAATCAACCTCCCTGACTAATACGCCTGGAGATAATTGAGGAGTCGCCATGTTTTGTTCTCCGTGGTCTCAGTTTATCTGAAAATATTTATTAAAAACTATGTTTTCACAGGGGAAACACGACGTGAACTACCAATCTGGATATCCCCAGTCAACAAAAGGATCTTTGCTCCGTTTTCTTTCTATCATTCGTTTAATTGTGCAGTCTTTGCATTCATAAGAATATGAAGATGCTACTGGTCCTCGATCTTTTCGGGTTCTGTAAAAACCCTCAACTAAATTTTTTACTTCACCACAAACTCTACATTTTCTATCTTGAAGTAGAAGGTGGCCAAGTTTAATTTGACCATCTAAATCCATTATCTATACTCCCACATATAAGACCTATCCCCATATTCTGCTGTTGTCCATCTATCTCCATCACTATCAACAAAACTATCTTCATCAAGTCCATCATTTAAAAATCCGAAGGGTGCCATGTCCTGTTCGATTTGATTTTTCTGTTCTTCATATAACCTCTTTCTTACGTCCTGATCAGTTAATTCCTTAAAGTAATCCATTTGGACTAACCAGGCATAGATAACCAGGCACATTGCTAAGTCATCATTACATCCTTCTTCTGCCTCAAACGAGTTATGCTTTGAGATAAAGGTTGTCAGTTCAGAGATAATCTCATAGTCATTAAAGATAAGTTTATCTTCTTCAATCAACGTCTTGAGATTGAGTGACCCAACCTTCTTGACAGTCTTTGACATCTTGACACCAAGTTGTGTCTTCTTACCAGAGAAACCCTGTCCTACAATCTGACCTGCTCTACCTCTCATAGAACACATCAACAGATTTTGGTACTCAAGATCATACTGGAGAATACTTGCAACTTGATCTCCAATATCATTGACTTCACATAAAATAAAGGCACTATTATAGTTTCTTGCTACCTCATAGATTATATTAGGAAACAACATTGGTTTAATATCATTGTTCCTATATTTGGCAACAACTCTGTGAGGGAATTCTGTGATATCTACACAAACAAATGCTGAGTAATCTTCTCCTACTCCTCTAGCAACGTCAACCGTCATTACATAGTCGTGGTTCTCTTTTGGAGGTTC